CAGAATTTCTTACTCTTTGTAATCTGCTTTGAAATTGACCAAATGCCCTTCTAGTGTTATCTACTGCGTCTAGACGGATTTGGAGTCGTTCTTGTGCCACTATGTAATTTCTCCTTATCTGCCTTCACCTTAAAGTAAGCTAACCAATAAGTAAATTCTTCTTCTGGCATAGCCAATATTTCACCCATACTTTTCTTTAATCGTTCACCCAGAGCAAGTATGGTATATAACTCTTGGTCGTATCTTACTTTTTTTCAGCTTCCTCGTATGGCATTGTATTTAGCATATCTGTAGCTACTCTAGCAATGACTTCGGGGTCTGCTTTATTTAATAATACTTGTTTATCGTCTAATTTAAAAACTTTATTTCCATCTTTATCTCTAGCTTTCAACATTAAAGCATCAACAAGAACACTTAAATCATCTTGTTTAGCACCTTTAAATAAGTTTCTTTTTTCAGCCATTGAAAATGGTGAACAATATATTATCAAAGGATTGCCTTCCTCGCCCCATTCAGCGACTTCAATTTTCTTGATCCCTTGATTATCAAAATGTTCTTTTACTCTATCTATTACACTCATGCGTTAGCCTTCCTTATACTGTTGTTTCTGTTAATCCACCTGATCCTGTGAATGATAATTCCATTTCTACCATTCCATCAAATGAACTGTTTATTGTTCTACCTGTTACGATAGCTGAACCTGTGTAATATGTATCACCAGAATCAGCACCTTCAGGATAGACTTCTAATGTTATTGATGCACCAGCATCACAGCCGCTTTGTGCTGTGTCTGCTTCATCAAAGAAAACAGAAGCAGTTCCAGTGAAAGCTACTAATCCTACTGCATAGCTTCTTGCACTATCACCCATCTTTGTTTTCTCAATTGTTTCAGCTGTACTTTCAAGAGAGAATGATCTTAACTCACCAAGAGTATTTCCACCAATCTTAATTGTACCTTCTGAGCCTGTGTGTGTTGCCATAGGTTTTCTCCTAAGTTAGTTGTTAAGGTGTTCCAGCAGTATAGTGATAAGTTACTCTCACGACTACTCGGATACCACCAGTTGGATACAAAGTTCCTTCATCTGTAGATACTTCCACAATTTCAGTTTTCTTTGCATATCCCCCTCTAGTCCTATCGGCTTCAAGGGAAGATTCTATTGTACTTATAAGCTGATTTCTTTTGGTATCAATGTTTGTATCTGTACCTTTTACGAAACCAACTAAGATAAAATCTGCTTGTGCTTGTCTTGTAATTGTTGTTGACGTCATAGTCTCGTCTGATCTAATCTCATTACCAGACTGAATAAATACTGCTGGATATTGTTGTTGAGTTAGTTCATCTACATCAAATGGTTCTCTTGTAATCTTTTTTAATTCAATAGGTGATGTTACAGCATCAAGAACTGTAATAATATTTGCCGCTATGTTTTCTCTTGTACTCATCTTAATTTATTCTGTTTGAATAATTCTTTATTAAAAAAATTAATCAATGTTTTTTGTTCTTTATTACCAATTAAGAAAAATGGTCTTTTCTTTTGGTTTCCAACAGCTTTAACATTTTGAAATTTATTTGCAAAAAATAATATTGCTTGTTTAGGTGAAGCTTTTTGTGTCATATTAGATAACATCTGCCCACTAAAATTAAGATCAGGAAATTGAACTTGTCTGCCTTTTTGTCGTCTAAATGCTTTATATTCAGGTGTATATGGTCTAAAATTTCTACCATCTGCGTCTTTACCCTTTTGTGTACGTTTTCTAATCAAGCCTAGCAAAAACTCAGCAGTTCTTCCTAAAGCTATTTGTACTTGTCTTGGTTGCTCTCTGATTTGTTGATTTAATTTACGTTTAAGTCTAGCATCATCAACCTTCGGTGTAATTTTCATCTAATTAATCTTAGTCTGTGATATGCTTCTTTTTCTGAATTTGTGATTGTGCCTGAACTATCATCATCATATTCAACACCATCTCTAAGTACAGCTTGAAACTCTTTAGCATATTCTGTTTGATAATATTTCTGCATTACTTGAAATCTATCTTTGTTATCGTCTGAATTAAATTTTGTTAATAGTGGACACACATAATCTGCTATTACTTTATAAACTGAACATCTTTTCCATTGTGTGGCTGTTAGTTTTGTTTCGTCCATTTCTATTGTTTCTAATACTGAAATATCTTCATATACGTTTCTTTGATAAACTGGAAACCAATCTATTCTTAATTGTCTTTCAATGTCTGCTTTTGCTAATGCGTGGTAATCTGTAGGTGAAGTAAAACTTGCAACTCCAAAACCTAAAATATCTGGTTGATATATTTGTAAATCTGCATCTGTAGAAAAATTGCTCATATGTTCCTTTTATCTATCTGGGGGTATATTTCAACCCCCAGAATTATTACACTAATTACAGTGCCGCGTCCGTAGTTACTTGGCAACCATAGTCATCTTTGACTACGCCTGTTCCGTAAGTTACAGTTGCTACGATTTCAGTTGCTCTTAGAGAAGCATCTCTTTGAGTTTCAATTTTGAAATCTGTTTTCATAGCTAGACCCAATGAAGCTGGGTGGAATACACCACCTACAGAGTCATCTGAACCATCAACTGCTAAGTTTGCATTTTCAAATAAGTCAATACCGAATACAGTTCCAGCATAACCATTTCTTAATGTTTCGTTAGCAACATCACCGATTGCATTAGCCGCAGTTGAATAACCAGCCGCAGTTAATGTTTTCTTTAGGTTGAACATAGCTTTTGGATTGAACACACCATAGTATGGTCTTGGTACATTCAATGCTCTTAAAGTTGATTCTGCTTTTAACAATAAGTCTGCTGTTAATTCAGTACCAGCCGCACCTAAGTCATTACCTGATGCAAATGATCCAAATAATGCCGCTAAGTCGCTGTCAACTTTTTTCGCAATAGCATCACCGAAAAGTTTTCCAATGTCTGCCGCTACGTTTCTTGAAGCTGAATCTCTACCAAGATCAGTAAGTGTAGTCATTACACCAACTTCACTTGCAGTGATTGTTGCTTCTGTTGGGTTTACAGCAGTGTTAGATAAATCTGTTGCATCTGCAACTGCCGCCGCTGAGATTGCTGGGTACACTGGTACTGCAATCTGTTTTCCTGAACCACTTATATTATAAGTAGTTACAAGTGGTCTCATTACTGAAGTTTCTTGAAACGTGAAAATCGCTTCTTGGATAATTTCAGTGTATAGTTCCGAGAGAGTGGAACTTGTTGTTTCATTAGCCATATTTTATCTCCTTTTGGTCTAATTGTTTATTACTAAGTTCGCCTTCATTCCACCTGTGTTTCTTTGATTACGCATTTCTTTATAAATTTTCCTGTGTTCAGGATTATTCATATCCAAATCACTCATCTTCATAGGCTGTGGTGTACTGCCACCAATCGCACTTTGACTACCAGTACCACTAGGTGTTGCTGATAGATGGTGTGGATTGTTATTCAGATATTCAGATACCAAATCACTTACGTTCATTGCCTCTCCTTTATCTGTGTATCTCGGTGTTCCATTATCTGAAATCACTTCAACACTTCCTGAGTCATTTAACTTTACACTATTTCTTAACAAAGCCTTAACTTCGTTAGGATTGATAGCTTTTAAGTTAGAAGCTGTATTGATTAATTGCTCATCAATTCTAATCTTCTGTAACTCAGAAACCAGCTTTGAAATTTCCTGATCTTTTTTAGATACAGTTTCTTTCATAACTTTTTCAAACTCACCTCGCTGTAAAGCAAGTTCTTGCTCTTTCTGTTTCTTTTCCTCTATTAGCTTTTTAGCTTCTTCAATGTCCACTCCATCAAGTTTATTAGATACTGTTTTTTTGTATCTATCTAATCTTCGTTGAACTATTGCTTCTACTTGATCTTCTGTAAATGCTTTTGCATCTACTTTAGCTTCTTTCGGTGTTTCAACAGTTTCCTGATTTTTTGTAGGAACTTCAGTTTGTTCCACCGAGTTTTGTTTTTTCTCGTCCATGTTTACTCCTAAGTTTTATTGTCTTTTTTGTCAATTACAAATCCCAATCAGGATCAGTAGGTTGCCAGTGGTGGCGACAATTATAACCCCCTCTAACAACAAATGGATCACCCTGTGCTTTACCCTTCCAAGTTTGGGTCGTCCAAATTCTTCTAATATCATCTTCACTATAAACTTTGTTTACGTTTCTTCTACAAAAATCCCTAGTATCTCTAACAGTTGTGCCTGAGTATTTGTAATGTGTTAGTCCTAATTCATCTGCTCTATATTTAGCAAACTGTCCATCAAATCCCATTAATGAATCTTGTACCATCTGTGTAGCATATCGTCTTAAATTGTTACCTAATCTATCTCTACCATAAATAGCATTTAATCTTTCTGCGGCTGTTTTAATATCTTCTGTCTTATCAGGATTGTTAGCGATAAAATCTACTAGTTCTTGTGCTTCTTCATTGTTAGATGATTGATAGACTCCATTTATTTTTCCTCTTAAATTAGATACCATATCATCTGTAGATGTAGCTGTAAGTGTACTGTTATAAACTTCTTGTGCTAAATCATTGGCAAACTGATTACCTAAATCTTCAAAAGGCAAATAAGCGGCTCGTTTAAGTTGTTGTATAGTAGTTAAATCTAGTTCTGTTATTTCTTTAAACTCTTCTGGTATTGGATATTTTTTAAATGTAGCAACAAGCCAAGAAGCGGCATTGTCATATTCTGATATATTAGTTTGCACTGCTGTTAGATAAGTTTGTTCAATTAATTGTTTTAGCTTTGGTCTAAGTTCTATTGCGGCTGTTGTTCTAAGTTTAAGTGTACCACGTTTTGGATTAATCTTTTTTGCTTCGTCAATAACTTGATCTTCTAATTCTTGTAATGACTGTTGCAATCTTGCAACATGAGTATCAGATAAGTCTGTAACCTTACGTTGCCTATAGTTGCCTAGTTCTTCTATTAAGTCTGCCATTTTACACCTCTGGTGCTGTTATCGGTGTCTGAGGAAACTCTCCAAGTCTAGTTGTTTGATTATCAATCTCATCATCTATTTTAGATAATGCTTCGTCATCTTCTACAACAGTTCTTGCAATCTGTTTATCAAGTTCTTTAATAAACGTATCTGATTTAATATTACTTGCTTTAGCTTGTTGTAAGACTTCAAGATCAGTTGCCCAATCTCTTAGGTCAAATGATTCAGGATAATAAATAGAACCATCAAAAACTTTATTCTGCCATCTAGCGAACAATCTCCAAATCTGTTCTTCTGCTAACTCAATTAGTTTAGCTTTTTCTGATAGTCTAGCGTTTAGTAATTGGAACTCTGTTCTAAGAGCAACACCAGATACAGTTCTTTCGCTTGTTGACCTTACAGCCCCTACATGAGTTAATCTGTTGATAGCATCAATTTTATTCTGAATAGTTTTTAATACACTATCCAAATTTTGTCCTGAAGGCTGTAAGATATAAGGCTTCAATGCTGGATCAACATTATCAGGCAATTCAATAATCGCACCAGCACCAGCACTAGCGTCAACATCTCTTGTCTTAACTAAACTTGGGTGGTTTGATAATCTTATAAGCTGTTCTATCTCTGATAACTCATTGTAGATAGATCGTTGCAAATCTGCAACATCTGTTAAATCTGATACACCAACTCCTCTATCGTGTGATCTTTGGTTATATAAGCAAACTGCTGGTATCGTGTTTAATGGGTTTGGTACAGACTCAATAAGTCTTGGTTCTTTAGCACCCATTCTTTCTATCTCAACTGTATCAATTCTATCTAAGAACCATAATCTATAAGTATCTTTATCTCTTGTTCTGTTCTCTCTAACTTTTAAATAAGATAAATAATATTTACCAGAAGCCGCCCTGTCGTATTGCCATTCCATTACGTTTTCTGGTGTAAATATATTTAGATATGGTCTGATCTCTTGTTGTAATTCTTCTGCTCTTGTTCTTGCGTTTGAATTAGGTTTATCAAGAATTAACCAACATTGACCGTAAACTGAAGCGTATGTTTGTACTTCTCTAAGTAAAGCATCAAATGATCTACCTTCTAAGTCTGCATCATCTAAGAATAATTGTGTTGATGGATCGTCATTTAAAGACTCTAGTTTTCTTGTAGCTGGTACTCTAAATAAAAATGATGAATAGATATGGACAATATTACGACAATGATTGTCTAATGGTGTAAACTGTAATCTTTTTTCAAATTCGTTTTCTAACTCTAAGTTATATTCTTGTAAGTATCTGCCACCCTTATATTCTTCTCCGCCTAAAAATGATCTTATGTAGTATTCCCATCTTCCCGCATAACCATCATATAATTCACTTCTTTGTAAAATCTGCTCTCTTTTATATGCCATTAACTAAACCTTTTTGGTTGTGAAGGTGGTAAATTACTACTGATCGGAAATAGATATTCAATGGCATAACCCAGTGCGTCTGTCATATGATCATATCCATTCTTTTCAGGTACATTCGTTCCTTCTTTGTATAACTGTTTCATTAAACTATTGATAAGGTTTTTACAAGACGGATCAATATAAATAAATCTTTTCCCTTCATAATTACAAAGGCGA